GCACTGACATGCCTGTTAGCCTCCACTATTCCCTTAAACACTTCACCGCATCTTCGCGAGCCATTCATGTTGACGACCCAAAACGCTCGGTGTAAAGTTCTTAGTGGATCAAGATAGCATTTCCAATTTCCTTCTCCATCTTGCAACAATTTGCTATGGCAGAATTCTTCCTCCTCAATCTTCCGTGCTATCTCAACTTCAAGCTTCATTCCAGCAAATTTAGGGATAACATCCGATAACCATTCCATGAATTTGACTTCATCTCCTGATTCTAACCAGATGCATTGGTCGTCACCGTCACACAACAACTCGATAGTGGTATTAGAGAGCCTAGCTATCGTGTTGATGAGAAACATAACGACGAGGGAATTTCCCCCCCCTGTATCTCTGTCTCCAGACATACGAGTACCCACGGCAGTGTATTGGATATTTCCAGTACGGCATTTGTTCTTGTACTGGAAGTCCATGAATCCCGTGGGTATGCCCATCATATTCTCATAAAACCAATGAACGATCTTAAGTATATGAGTATGTAAATGAGCATCAAATTTGCTGAAATCGGCTTTAAGGCACACAGGGTTACGGAAATACCTCCTCTTCTCCAACCACAGTTTTGCGCGGTCATTGAAGTTTAGGCCCTTGGAACAGTCTGAAGTCTTGGTTGGGCCAAGACCGGGTCCCTTAAGCACAAGTTCCTCGATAGGTTCTAAGAACCTGTTTACTTCGACGTTTGTGCCGGGATCCCTATACTGTATCATGCGTGGTGGTTTTGAGTTGGCTATCTCTTCCGTGTACTTGTCCGCTTTAACGAAGCTGGTTATCTTGGTTTTCATATTGTTTTCGCGATGTGTGCGATTGAAACAATCAACCAGCTTCTTATATTTCGGACCGGTAAACTTCTTAATATATTCAGCAGAATCTGAAAATTCAAGGTTCTTTTGAATATACATGTTAGCCGTCTCACGCATGGCCTCAAACCACTCAAGTTGAGTGTAACCTCTAAGGGGTCCTGGGTTGAGGAAGTGAGTTCCGTTAGGTGTGTGGGCTAGCCATTCTGGCGCCGGGTTGTTGTCAAGTAGATGACGTGCAGTTAAGCCTATCATCTTGTTGTTGTGACAGTTGTAGTGAGTCACAATGTCCGGCGCCAAATAGCTGCGTGGGATTAGCAGCTGGCGGGTGAACCCAGTGTGTTTGCAAACATCGGGTCCCTCAACCAGCTTGTGCCCAGGAGCTATGACGCCTCTGGCCAGAGGGGAGCAAACCCCAGGCCGGCGGTACCCCTATTCACCATCTAGGGTACGCTCCCGTCTTTCCCCGAACCATCCCATCTTCCAGCAAGCCAGAAGAGTCATGGCCATGGACACTTCTACAGCGATACCGCGAGGTAAAGTGTAGGACAGTGTCCAAGAGACGAGCTTGGTACAGAATACCGCAACCCAGTTTGTGCCAGGGAAATACGGTACCACTGAGCGGATAATCCAAGTACATCCGGTTCGGAAAATCCAGCTCGCAACGGGTGAAGTTGCCATTGAGGCAAGCAGAATGGAAAAGGCAAGGCTCGCAAGTATCTTGAAGACAGCGGGTGCAGTATCTACAGCAAACGCCCGCTTCGTAAGGAAACGGTACAAGCGTTTCCTGATGCGAAAATCCTGATCAGTGATGGGTTTGATCAGGGCCCTGTCGTTGGCGGTAACACG